TAACAGAATTGGAGATAGCAATGAACTAAACCTTCTTTGTTATATTTTTTGTAACTGGAGTAGCATCATGCATAACATCATCTCACACAATCAACTAGCCGGTTGGAAACAAAGCGTACATCATTTGGAAACCACAATCGCAGAAGTCAACGGTCAAAGTGACGCTTTAAATGACTACTACAACTGCCTAATAGAGTGTGATGATAAGCAACACGTCTGTAAACGTATTTGTAAGGAAGTTCTAGACTAATTCAAGCAAACCAGACAATAGGAGAACTGTCACTAAGTGCCCCTCGCTTCGGCGGGGGGTTTAGTATTATAGGGACATACGAAAGGAACCAATGGCAGTCCGTCACGAAATCAAATCCCAACTGGCAAAACTCCTTGCAACTGAAGACTTGATCGTTGAGCACCGTAAGGTAGAGACAGCATCCTTCAACGTTCAGACCCGTGTGTTGGTTCTCCCTCAGTGGGAGCGTGCTAGCAGCACTGTATATGATCTTCTGGTTGGACATGAGGTGGGTCATGCCCTTTACACCCCCGATGAGAACTGGATTAAGTATAAGAAGATCCCACCTCAGTTTGTAAATGTTGTAGAGGATGCACGTATTGAAAAGTTGATGAAACGTAAGTATGCTGGACTATCTAAGACTTTTTATCGTGGATACAAAGAACTCAACGATGAAGACTTCTTCGCTATATCTGATAGCGATGTTACTGATTTTAATCTTGCTGACCGTGCAAATCTTCACTTTAAGGTCGGTAATTTTCTAGACCTGTCTTTTACTGCAGAGGAGAGCGAGATCATCAAAATGATTGATGATTGCGAGACCTTTGAGGACACTCTCGCTGCAGCTGAGGCACTCTATAAGTATTGTAAGCAACAACTTGAGAAATCTAAGACTCAACCTGAAGTTCCTCAAAATGATGGGAACACGGAGGGAGATGTAGAAGAAACTGAGCAAGGTGAATCTGAGCAGAAAGAGTCTGAAACTCAGATGTCAGATGGTGATGATGGTGGTGTGTCAGATGTTGATCTTGAAGTTCAAACTGCTGATGCTTTGGAAGAAAGTATTCAGGATCTCGTCCGCGAATATAGCAGTGAAAATGTCTATGTAGAGATTCCTAAAGTTGATATCAGCAAAGTTATTGCGGACAACAAAGAGATTCATGAATATGCATCTGACTTCTTTGACAAGTATGATGAAGTGAGTTATGTCTTTGATTCTCCCGACAAAGAGTTTGTTGAGTTCAAACGCTCAGCGCAGAAAGAGGTCAACTATCTGGTAAAAGAGTTTGAATGCAAGAAAGCAGCAGATTCATATGCTCGTGCATCAACTGCACGCACAGGTGTTCTTGATACATCCAATCTTCATACCTACAAGTTCAATGAGGATCTCTTTAAGAAAGTAAGTGTTCTTCCTGATGGTAAGAATCATGGATTGATCTTTGTTCTTGATTGGTCTGGTTCGATGCAAAATGTGATGTTGGATACTTGTAAGCAACTCTACAATCTGCTGTGGTTTTGCAAAAAAGTAAACATTCCTTTTGAGGTCTATGGATTTACTAACGAATGGAAAGGTCGTCACGATTTTGATGAATATGAGAGATTTATTAATAGTGATCAAACTCCATGTTATGAGGAGGGTGAGCACATGCTGCATGTTGACAGTGATTTCAGTCTGATGAACTTCTTTACCAGCAAAGTATCTGGTAAGGAGTTGGAACAACAGATGAAGAATATCTGGAGGATTGCATATGCCTTCTCTAATCGGTATAGTGGACAATACTCTTGGCCAATGCGTCTGTCGCTCTCTGGCACCCCTCTGAACGAGTCTTTGGTGTGTCTACATCAGATCCTGCCTAAGTTCCAGCGTGAGAACAAACTTCAGAAGGTGCAATGTGTTGTGTTGACTGATGGTGAGGCATGTCCTCTCCAATACAATAAATGGATGGAAAGCAAATATTATGACGCTCCCTTTTATGCTAAACGACGCATTGATCCTGATCGCACTATTCTCCGTGATCGTAAGTTGGGCACCACATATAAAATCGAATATCGATATAATGATTTTGTCGATACGATGATTACGAACCTGAAGGATAACTTTCCTACAGTCAACTTCATTGGCATTCGTGTCTTGAGTCCTCGTGATGCTCGCTCTTTCATGCGTCTCTACAAAGACACTGATAAGTGTCAGGTGGATTGGTTGAAGACAAAGAGTTTCTGTATCAAGACCTCTGGGTATGATGCATACTTTGGTATTTCTGCCAATGCTCTTGCTCAAGACTCTGAGTTTGATGTTAAAGATGACGCGACCAAGGCACAGATCAAGTCTGCATTTGTCAAGTCTTTGCGAGTCAAAAAACTAAATAAAAAAGTTCTTGGTGAGTTCATTTCTCTAGTAGTATGAGACGCGGTTTGAGATTAAAGCACATTGTCGTTGAAGACACTAAGGAGGTGTTGGTGGTGGTCAACAGTGCGATCACTGCCATGGGAGTAGGTGCAATGGTTGAGAGGTATTATCCAGGATATAGAGCAAAGATTATTTCAGAAAACTACTATCAACAGAGGACACTTGAATAACTGTCCACCAGGGGGCGAAACGCCCCCTTTCTGCTCTATAATAACTTCAGTTAAACAAAGCAAATGGGTCTGTCCAAAGAAAGCATCATTGAATGTCTCCGCGAATCTTATGGTGAGTCCGTGAGTTCTGCTGAGGTCAAAGCATTCTGTCAGATGAATGACTTTAACTATCAGACTATCACCAACAAACTGACCGACTACAAAGTTGGTCGTGGTAAGTGGAACTTGACTGTCAAAGAAAAACTGGAACAATCCTTCCAAGCACCTGCTGCTCTTCCTGCAATCGAACAAAACCTTACTCCTCAGAAAGATGATTCCTTCGTCCAGTTTGGCAATTTTGGTGATGTTAAAAAGATTATTAAGTCCCGCCTATTTTACCCTACGTTTATCACGGGTCTCTCGGGCAATGGCAAAACGTTTTCTGTCGAACAAGCGTGTGCCCAACTCGGACGTGAACTCATCCGAGTCAACATTACGGTAGAGACTGATGAAGATGATCTTATTGGTGGTTTCCGTCTTGTTAACGGAGAGACCGTTTGGCACAATGGACCCGTCATTGAAGCCTTGCAACGGGGTGCTGTGCTGCTCCTTGACGAGATCGACCTCGCCTCAAACAAAATCCTCTGTCTTCAATCTATTCTTGAAGGGAAAGGAGTTTTCCTCAAGAAGATTGGCAAGTGGGTTGCTCCCACAGAGGGTTTCAATGTATTCGCAACTGCCAATACCAAAGGCAAAGGATCTGACGATGGACGATTCATTGGAACTAACGTGCTCAACGAAGCATTCCTTGAACGGTTCCCTGTAACCTTTGAGCAAGAGTATCCCTCTGTTGCTGTTGAGCAGAAGATCTTGAACAAGATCTGTAGTGATACTGATTTCTGCAAGCGTCTTGCTGACTGGGCAGATATCATTCGTAAGACCTTCTACGATGGTGGTATTGAGGATATCATCAGCACACGTCGCCTGGTTCATATTGTGAAGGCATACAGCATCTTCACTGATAAGGCAAAAGCAATCCAGGTATGTATCAACCGTTTCGATGATGAAACTAAGCAAGCATTCCTGGAACTGTACGATAAAGTTGATGCTGACTTTGAAATGCCCGTTGACGAGGAGGTTGCATCCTGATATAATATGACTAACTCATGGTCCCTTCTATTTGATGAAATGAACATGTCTAATCAAGACTATTGGTATGAAGATGGTTTCAGTCTGACAGGTAACCCTAGTGCTTTTAGCTCTGACACCATCAGTTTTAGTTCCACTACTACATTTGGTGCTGCAGAAGCGACAGATTCTCTGACCCTCTATGGAGGATACGGTGGTAATGACACTCTCTCTTTTGACCTTGATATGAGCAACAAAGATCCAAATCGATACAAGTATAGTGAAGATGTTATTCTCGAAGAACTGAAAGATTATATTTCTGGTACATACAATCAGCATTATTCTGCCGGTGATGATGCTATCCAAACACTTGATCTGATTGAAGCATGTGGTGACGGCGAGTCCTTCTGCCGCAGCAATATCCTCAAGTATGCCTCTCGTTATGACAAGAAAGGCACTGCACGTCGTGACATTCTGAAGATTCTGCACTATGCTGTGCTTCTGATGCATTTCAACGACAAGAATGCAAAACGTGAAACCTACCCTCAGTGATGAAAATCCGCAACCCTATGAAACTTTCTGATAAAACTATTTCTGTCCTGAAGAACTTCTCTTCTATCAATCAGTCCATCCTGTTCAAAGAGGGTAGCAAACTTCGCACTATCAGTGTGATGAAGAACATTCTTGCTGAAGCAACTGTCAATGAAGAGTTCATGAAGGACTTTGGGATCTATGATCTCAACCAGTTCCTCAATGGTTTGAGTCTTCACTCTAGCCCTGAACTTGACTTTGCCAATGATGGTTACGTTGTCATTCGCGAAGGTCGGTCTCGCTCCAAGTATTTTTTTGCAGACCCGAACGTAATCGTCACTCCTCCTGATAAACCCATCAATCTTCCTACTGAAGATGTTGAGTTTGAACTCAGCACTGAGCAACTTGATAAACTGCTGAAAGCATCTGCTGTTTATCAACTGCCTGATCTCTCTGCCGTTGGTGAAGCGGGTGTGGTCAAACTGGTTGTCCGTGATAAGAAGAACGATACTTCTAACGACTTCTCTGTTGTGGTTGGTGAGACTGACAAAGAGTTCTCATTCAACTTCAAAGTTGAGAACATCAAGATCCT